CTCGATGATTTGCTCTTACCTGACATAAGAGCAGCACTACAGCCAAAACTGTTGTGCAGTAGTGGTAATGGCGTTACCCGTTCTGTCGAAATACCTCGCCTGAAAACGAAGAAGACCTGATAACTTATCCGCTCTCTCTTGTAGTATCTCCAACATAACGCCTTGACAGTAAACATCGCACTCTATCTTCTCGCTTCCGACAAAGTTCGAGCCGCTGTCACCATAGACGCGCTGTGCTATCATCCACGCTTCACGATAGACCGCTGCATAAGACAAGATTAATAACTTAATCTGCTTACGAGCCTTCTCTGGGTCATCAGAGTATTGCCTAAACGATTCTGGATACACCATTCGCTTAAGTATCTCGTCAGTCGCTAACGTAGGCACGCCTCCGTACCAGTCTCGCCCAAGGAAGTGGATAGGTTCGTCAAAATGTGCACGCATCGATTTCTCGCTACCATGCATGATGACACCCAGTTCAGATTTTGCATACTGAGCGATCTCATCAAGATCAACCTTCTTATTGCTCCACATGAGCAAGTCGTCTCCCAACACATAGGTGTGAGTCCTCTTGATACGCATTCCAAAATTATTTGAAATAGCGCCTGCAATAATACAGTTTACAATGGAATCAACTAACTGTGTGAAGTAGGAACCGGATGGGACCCCATGCTGCTTACCTTTATAACAGCAACCGTCAGGCATCACTATAGGCGTAAAGATAAAGTAATGCTGTATTCGGTCAAGGAGGTCTCTGACCTTCCACCCGTCAAGAATCTCTTGATCGAGGTCAAACCAAGTGGAAATAATCCAAAAGGCATACTCGATTAAGCTCTTTGCGATTGTTGCATCATAAGAAGACATATCCATAGAATATGCCCACTCTTTGTTGTAAGCTGAGGTGCGCAGCTTAGCTCCAAGCACACCCGTTGGCATGGCAAATGCCATCGGTGTCATGCCACGCTTCATCTCATTGATCAATGGTTGGGCCAGCAGTCCCTCCAAGATAGTCATTGAGTATGGATAACCCCACACCAACCTTGTCTTGTCATTGAACTGTGTACGCTTATAGGAAATACACGGCTCAGGCGCCAAATCTTGCTTGAGAATCCGCTTCGCTTTCTCGAGAGCAGTTGAAGTGGCATCACGCTTACGCTTGCCAAGAGCTGTCAAACCTGCTGAGCCCGACCAGTTCTTCGTAAGTTGATTCACGCCCTCTTCATCCAAAGTCAGTGGTTGGAGCACCTCTAACTTCCTGTCTCTACAAAAACAAATACGCGCGAAAGTAAAGCCAGCTTCAAGGTCAAAAACCTTGTGTGGATCACTGACTGTGCCAGGAGCGTACTTGCTAAGTGCTTGGTAGAGTTTCTCCACTCTGTATACAGAACGGGGAGCCTCCGGAGCTATAAAGCCCTGGGCTTGAAGCACTTCCGCAACACGATCATCACGAAGTTCCCGCAGATCATCTTGCTCGTAACGAGCTTGATAAGCTTTGAGACCTTTGTCTCTCCATGTCGTGATACGAAACCCTGTGTCACTAAGAATTGAAGTATTCATAGTTCTAATCACATCTGCGCCGAAGGAGCACACCTTCGTAGGAGTTCGCGACACTCAACTCATCCTGTGAAATATTTAACGTCAGAGTCGATTGACGGTGTTTACGCTCACATAGCTACCAAATATTCAGCGCACGTGCTGGTTAACGTACTGCCTCCTACGCTTACATGGTGGTAAGTCCTGACCTACGACTCAGGATATCGCTACATCCGTAGAGGCTGGATCTTTCTCCAATGTCAACTGATAACGACCAGTCCTCAAGTGTGTCTTGCATGAGGTCGCCATTCTTAAATGGTAGCAGCTAGAACATTCTAACATCCATACAATTGGAGGAGAACTTG